TACAGCATCTTTCAATTCAATTGAGGTTTTTCAAGGAACTTTGATTCGTAAAAGTTTCACAGTTGATGGATCACTTGATCAAAGGTTTATTTTAGACAATCCTTCGATTGATACTTCAACTATTATTGTATATGTGAAGGATGATCCAAGTGGTGTAGATAAAGGAACTCTGTTTACACAAGTTGATAATATTTTAAATGTTGATTCAAACTCACCAACATTCTTAATTCAAGAAATTCAAGATGAAAAATATGAACTTTTATTTGGAGACGGTATCTTTGGTCGGAAGATTGAAAATGGAAAAACAATTAACGTAAGTTATCTTGTAACTGATGGAAGAGAAGGAAACGGTCCTGCATTTTTCTCATATGCTGGAAATATTGAAAATGATTCAGGATCATCATCAACATTAACAAGCACACCCACCATATCTGTGGTCTCTGCTGCCTCTAATGGCGGTGATATAGAGTCCGTAGACTCGATTAAGTATTTTGCTCCTCGACTTTACTCATCACAGTACAGGGCGGTCACAGCAAGGGATTACGAGGCAATTATTCAACAAATTTATCCAAACACTGAGAGTGTTTCTGTGGTTGGAGGAGAAGAAATTGATCCACCACAATTTGGAACTGTTTTTATTACAATCAAACCAAAAAATGGTGACTTTGTATCAGATTTTGATAAGACTCAAATATTATCAGATTTAAAGAATTATAGTCTTACAGGAATTAATCAGAAAATTGTTGACTTGAAAGTTCTTCATATTGAATTGGAATCATTTATCTATTATGACTCCTCAAGAGTTAAATCTATCAATGAATTAAAAACAAGAGTAACTAACGGTTTGACTACTTATTCTAAATCTACTGATGTGAATAAATTTGGTGGTCGATTTAAGTATAGTAAGGTTTTAAGTGTAATTGATAATATTGAGGATTCAATAACATCAAATATTACAAGAATTAGAATCAGAAGAAACTTAAATGCTCTTATAAATCAATTTGCACAGTATGAGATTTGTTTTGGTAATCAGTTTAATGTTAAAAGTGAGGGATTAAATATTAAGAGCACTGGATTTAAAATTTCTGGTGTATCAGAGACAGTATTTTTGACAGATACTCCAAATGCGGACAAACAAACAGGAATTGTATCAATTGTTAAGAGAGATATTGTTGATGGTCAAAAAATAATTATTGTTGAGAACGCAGGGACAGTTGATTATATTAAAGGTGAAATAAATTTAACTACAATTAATATTACTTCAACTGATAAACCAAATAATATTATTGAGATACAAGCATTCCCAGAATCCAATGATGTCATAGGTCTTGAAGATTTATACTTGAAATTTAACATTGAAAGTAGTTCAATAAATATGGTTAAAGACACCATTTCATCTGGAGATCAAATATCTGGTGTTGGTTATAAAGTTACATCAAGTTATACAAACGGAGATTTAATACGAGGATAGTATGATAAGTACTGGTATTGATACAAGAATTAAAGTTCAACAAATAATTGAAAATCAACTTCCTGAGTTTATTTTATCAGAAAGTCCAAAAGCAGTTGATTTTTTAAAGCAATATTATATTTCCCAAGAGTATACTGGGGGTCCGATTGACCTTACAGATAATCTAGATCAATATTTAAAGTTAGATAACTTAACACCTGAGACCTTAAAAGGTTCAGTTACGCTTGACGCTGATATTACTTCAACAGATAAAGTAATTAATATTTCACCAAACACAAAAGGATTTCCGAAACAATACGGATTGTTAAAAATTGGTAGTGAAATCATCACATACACTGGTATGACTACAAATACCTTTACAGGGTGTCAACGTGGATTCAGTGGAATTACAACTTATAGAGATATCAATAATCCATCTGAATTAGTATTCTCCACATCAACAGCACAAGAACACTCAAAGGGTGTAAATGTAGATAATTTAAGTTCATTATTTTTACATGAGTTTTATAAAAAGATAAAAAATACTTTTACGCCTGGTTTAGAAAATACAAATTTTGTTTCAAACTTAGATGTAAATAATTTTATAAAAGAAGCTAGAACATTTTACGAATCAAAAGGAACGGAAGAATCTTTCAGAATCTTGTTTAATGCCTTATATGATGTAGATCCAAAAGTAATTGATTTAGAAGAATACTTAATAAAACCATCATCTGCAAAATATGTAAGAAGAAAGAGAATAGTAGCAGAAAGACTAAAAGGAGAACCTTTAAATTTAAAAGGTCAAACTATTATTAGATCGACAGATACAACCTCTACTGCCTCTGTGTCTGAAGTTGAAATATTAACAGGTATTTCTGGAATCTCAACAATTAAGGATTATTTTATTTTAGATCTTTTTGTTGGATTTGATGAAGAAGAATTCATAACTGGAAGATTTGATGTAACAGGAAAAACAAAGGTTATAACTGATGTTTCAATTGGTGCTTCAGTCATAACTGTAGATTCAACTGTTGGTTTTGGAACCACTGGAACAATCATTTCAGGTATAAACACAAATATTGTTTACGCTGATAAAACTGTTAATCAGTTTCTAAATTGCACAGGCATTTCAAATCAAATTAATTTGGGTGATGATGTTATTGCTGATGATAATATTTTTGGATATGAGAATGGAGATTTGACAAAAAAAGTTGAATTAAGAATTACGGGTGTATTAAGTAAGTTTTTACCATCTGAAGATAATAGATTATCATTAGAAAATGAAACTATAGACATTAAAAGTATTGGTGAAATAATTGAAAATCCAAATACAAATAAATCTCAAAAAGAAATATTTGCAAATTCATGGATTTATAACACATCTTCAAATTATGATATTATAGATTCAATTAGCGGAACACAAAGTTCCATTCAATTAAAATCTAAGATAGATAAATCAAGTTTAAGAGTTGGTGATTCGATTCAAATTTTAGAAAAGAAGAGTAGTCCTTTTTCTTTGGGAACTGTTGTTCAAGAATCGGTGATTGAAAGTTTAGTTATAACACAAAATAAGATAACAATAAATCCATCTTTTGAATTTAGTTCTTCAAAAAGATATGCAATTAGAAGAGTAATAAGAAAAACTTCCAGTTCTGCTGATATATTAAAATATGGAAATAATACAGTTACTGCAGATGTTCAAAATGTATATAATGAATCAGATGAAAGTTTATATGTAGCAAGTAATTCTCTTCCCTCATCTGGAGTTGGTAAAACAACATCTACAGTCAGTATACCAAATGTAATTGAGAACACTACAATTCAGGACTTTAACAGTTTAGATAACAAATATTCTACAATTTCATTTAGTGTATCTGATATTCCTTTTGTAACAGGAGATCAAGTATATTATGAACCAGAGGCAGAACCATTAGTAGGACTTACTGCTGGTCTGTATTTTGTTAGAACAATAGGTTTTAATAAAATTAAACTGTTTAAATCACCAGCTTTTATTGAAGCTAATGATTTTATTGAATTTGGTGTTCCTACTGATACCAGTACTTTTCATAGATTTACTCTTGCAAATCAATATAATAAGTTTGTAGCACCTCAAAAATTACTTAAAAAGTATCCAGTAAATGTTGCTGAAAATTTAGGTAAAAACATAGAAACAATTCCTGGACCCGTTGGAATGTTGATTGATGGTGTTGAAATTGAAAATGGAAAATCAACTGATAGCATTTTTTATGGATCTATTGAGAACTTTTCAGTAATTGGGTTTGGAACAGATTATGATATAATCAATCCACCTGTTATCGAAGTTGGATCAGTATCTTCAGCATCAACACAAGCATTAGTTAGTCCTGTATTAAGTGGAGATATAAAAGAGATACAAGTTGATCCACAAAATTTTGATATAGAAGATGTAATATCAATTCAATTGACTGGGGGTAATAGTGGAGAAGCAGTTCTTCAACCAGTTCTTCGTAGAAGAAATAGAGTTTTAGAATTTAGTGGAGTTACCAGTGCCTTTGGAGGAGGTGTTGATACATTCTCAGAAACAATTACATTCTTAAAACCTCATAATTTGATAAGTGGTCAAGTTTTAGTTTATGATAAAAATAAGAATACACAATTAGGAATAGGAACTTTTAAAGGGAGCAACTTAGCTAATTTTGAAAGTTTAATTGATGGACAGCAATATTGGCCAGAGGTAGTTGGATTATCAACCATCCGACTTTACAGAAACGAAGTAGACTACACATCAGGTATTAATACAATAGGATTTACAGATATTGCAAAGAGTGGAATTCATAAATTCAAGTTAAAAGATGCTAAAAATAGTCTATCTAGTATTCGAGTTATAAAATCAGGAAGACCTTATCTAAGTAGAAAAGTATTTGTCGATTCCTCTCTTGGAATATCTACATACAAATCGATAGTTACATTTAAAGATCATGGATTTTCAGATGGTGAATTGGTTTCTTACTCACCATTTGTAGGTTTAGGCACAACCTCACCTCAAAATATATCAGGACTATCCACCACAAATCAATATAATATTATCAAAATTGATAATGACAATTTTAGAGTTGCTAACGCTGGTATTGCTGGCACTGATAATACAAATTATATTAGAAAAAATCATGTTGATTTTAAAACAACTGGAACTGGATATCAGTTATTTAAATATCCAGATGTTGAATTAACTATAAACGCAATTTATTCTGTTCCAACTTCCGATAAAATAAACTTAACTCCTGTCATACAAGGTCAAATCTTAGATGCATCCTTGTATGGGAAAGGTAGTGGTTATGGATCAACAGATATTATTAACTATGAAAATAAACCAAACATTCTAGTTAAAAATGGAGTATCAAGACCAGGCAAAAATATAACTCCATCAATAGTTCCTATTATTTCAGATGGTAAGTTAATTAATGTTAACATTCAAGACGGTGGCGACGAATATCATTCAACTCCAGATTTAATTGTTATTGGAGATGGAACTGGTGCAAGTATAAGGGCAGTGATTGATAGAAATGAAAATTCATCCACATTCCTAAAAATAATTGATGTTATTATCTTAAATTCTGGAACCAATTATACTTTTGACAATACAAGAATTAATATAGTTGCCAGAGGAAAAAATGCAGTATTTAATACTTCTGTTAAAAAACTAAGTATAAACAATATTCAGACTTCAAGACCA